AGTTTATAACCAAAAGGGCAAAAATGGCCCGAAAAAGTGGCAGATAGTTGGGGCGGTGCTCGTTATGCGGGCGCGGTCATTGAAAATAGCGCGCGATTCATTATTGCGCGTGCGCAAATTTTATATATACACGCAGGAGGTGGGGGTGACTTTTAAACAGAGGCTGCAGCAGTACAGATTTTTGAAAAGTGAAATCAGGTCCGGCATTGCGCTCGATCCTGAGAAAGTGGCGACAGAAATCAAGGAAATTGAAAAGGCTGTTGCTGAGATTCAGGATGCGAGAGTGCGCCAGGCAATCTTTATGCGTTATCTTTCGGCGAACAAATATTCGTGGACCGAAGTGGCTGCCATCGTGCATTACAGTGAAGGACGCATCAGAGTGCTGGTGCGTGAGGAACTGAAGAAAATCGGATAGGCTTATGCTCTCCCGGAAGGGGGAGCTTTTTGTTTGCAAAAAAGACAGCCGTTTTCAGCCGTTTTTTCGTGGTACAATATTCGTGCGTTGGAGAAAGGTGGTGATGAAAATGAAACTGACAGCTGAAAAGATATACGAAGAGTTCACAAAGGGCAAGAGCTACAAGAGCTCTATCGACCTTTTTGAAACAGTTCGTGTAAACGAAAACTTCTATATCGGCAAGCAGTGGGAAGGATGCAACGCCCCTGACCTTGATAAGCCTGTCATCAATGTCCTCCGTCGTGTTGTTTCATTCTTCATCTCCATGATTGTCTCCAATGACGTTTCTGCTTCCTACAGACCTTTCGAAGAGACCGAGACAAATCAGCTGACTGCCAAGGTCATCTCCGATGCGGTCGACAAAACTATCGAACTTTCCGGCTTTAAGTCGCTCCTGCGCGATGTGCTCCGCAATGCAGCTGTCGACGGAGACGGATATCTCCACTTCTATTTCGACCCAGCTATCGAGACCGGCCAGCTCGTAAAGGGTGACATAAGGGCGGAGATAATTGAGAACACAAATCTCATCTTCGGCAACCCCCACTCTGCCGATATCGAGAAACAGCCATATATGCTGGTGACTCTCAAAGTTCCGACAGTTTTGCTGAAAGAGGAAGCCGAAAGGGACGGACTTTCTGACGACATAATCTCTGCCATTATCCCTGACAGAGAGAACGAGGACACGCAGAATGAGCCGTATGCCTCCGAGCTGACAACGGTCATCCACAGATACTTCCGCAAGAACGGCACGATATGGTGTGTTAAATCCACACCGAAGGTTATTCTCAAGGAAGAATGGGACACGACTTACAAGCAGTATCCTATCGCAGGAATGCGCTGGGAGAAGGTGAAACATTCGTGTCACGGTGCGGCGGCTGTATCAGCTTACATTCCTAACCAGATTGCCATAAATCAGCTTTTCGGAATGGCTATTCTCTCCATCAAGAACAATGCTTTCCCGAAAATCATGTATGACAGAAACAAAATCATGCATTGGTCAAACAAAGTGGGCGAGGCCATAGCAGTAAACGGCAGCCCTGCCGAAAATGCTATTGCAGTTCCATGGCGTTCAGCTGATATGTCCAATCAGGTGCTTCAGCTTATTGATAACCTTATCCAGAAGACTCTCGAGTTTATGGGCGCTTCCGACGTTGTTCTGGGCAACATCACTCCTGACAATGCCACAGCTATCATTGCAACGCAGAAGGCATCCAGTATGCCTCTTGAATTGCAGAAGCTGGCGTTCTATGAGCTTTGCGAAAGTTCTGTCCGCATTCTGCAGGATATGATGCGAGCTCACTACGGTGTGCGAACTGTCACACTGGACATCGAAGGCGGTGAAGAGGTTCTCGGTGACTTCGACTTTTCCACTATCGGAGATGTCAATATGTCACTCAAGGTCGATATCGGCGCTGCTTCTTATTACAGCGAACTGATGCAGATTCAGACTCTTGATAATCTGCTTTCCAAGGGAATTATTCAGGATGCAGAACTGTATCTTGAGCAGATTCCTGATGCGTATATCCCTGGCAAGGCAAAGCTTATTGCGGCGCTTAAAGATAAACAGCAAATGGCAATGCCGCAGAAGATTAAAACATCTTCTCAGCTGCAGGCGGCTGTGCAGTTGCCACAGGTGATGTAATGGCAAAGAAGAAGGATGAAAGAATCTATGAGGGAACATATTCCCGAATAGACGAGGCGAAGAAGATTCTTAAAGGCAAAGGCGGAAGAAAGCGGACGTTTGAATCGCCCGAAGCTCTCGCCAAAGCCGTTAAGGGCTATTTTAATTCATGCTGGCGACCGAAGGTGAATGCCGATGGCAGACTTGTATATGCTGACGGAAAGCTTGTTTTCGAGCAGTTCCGCCCTTATACAATGAGCGGTCTGGCTTTGCATCTTGGCATCTCATCCGAAACTTTACGAAAGTACGGCAAGGATGAGGACCTGGCTGATATCGTTCTGACTGCCAGACAGCATGTCGAGATGTACACCGAGGAACAGCTGATGAACGGTGTGAATGCAGCAAAGGTTTCGCTTGAGCACAACTTTGGATGGGGCAAGACAGAAGATGGTCAGAGCGGCGAAATCAAGGTGGTATTTGAAAAACTGGAGGGCTTTGAGAAGTAATGGAAGGTATGATTTTCTATACAATAGGTTGTTTAACAGGGCTTCTCATCGGCTTGATGCTTCTTCAGATGCAGGCGCATTTTTTGAAGCATGAGACAGGTGAGAAGAACGAAAAAGTTCATTATGTCGAAAAGCCTGACATGAGCGCTGATGAAGAGGACAAGCTGCGAAAGCAGTTTGACAATTTTCTCTCCTATAACGGAAAGGCGCAGGATGATACTTAAATTACCTGAACCACAGCCGAAGCAGAAGGAGTTTCTTTCTGCTTCGGCTCGTTTTGTAGGATATGGTGGAGGCCGTGGCGGCGGAAAGAGTATGGCTGTACGCATAAAGGCTCCACTCCTCGCTCTCAATTATCCTGGCATTGTTATCCTTATCCTGAGACGAACAATGCCCGAACTGCGCCAGAACCATATTCAGCCTCTTGCATCGATGTGCAAGGGCATTGCCGAATACAAAAGCTCACTCAAGACTTTGTTTTTTAAAAACGGTTCGCAGATATTGTTCGGCTATCTGCGGCATGACAACGACCTTCTGCAATATCAGGGCAACCAGTATGACATTATATTTGTCGACGAGGCAACTCAGTTCTCAGAACATCAGCTTATGTCTCTGACCGCCTGCCTTCGAGGTGCCAACAGCTTCCCAAAGCGAATGTACTTCACTATGAACCCGGGCGGCGTTGGACATGATTTTATGAAGCGCCTATTTGTAACGAAGGAATACAAGGACAGTGAGGATCCTGACGATTATGTATTTATCAAGGCATTGGTCAAGGATAATCAGATCCTTATGAAGAGTGACCCCGGATATGTGAAAATGCTTGAAAATCTGCCGCCTGTGCAGAGGGAAGCATGGCTCAACGGAGACTGGGACGTGTTCGAGGGACAGTATTTCTCCATGTGGAACAGAGATATCCACGTTATAAAGCCTTTTGGATTGCCGTCGCATTGGAGACGGTACAGAACCATAGACTATGGCCTTGATATGCTTGCCTGTCTGTGGGTGGCGCTGGATGAGCAGAACAATGCTTATGTATACCGCGAGGTTTACGAAAGCGGACTTGTTGTTTCCAAGGCTGCCGAAAGGATAAAGGAATATTCCGATGAGGAAGTATTTGCCACATTTGCGCCTCCTGATTTATGGAACAGACACGCAGACACGGGGCGAAGCACAGCTGATATCTTTGCCGAGAGCGGCATTCCGCTGACGAAGGCAAAGAATGACAGAGTGCAGGGGTGGTATGATTTAGCCGAATGGCTCAAAATCCGAAAGGACGAGCAGGGCATGGAGACTGCAAAGCTTCGCATTATGGAAAACTGCAAAAATATTATCCGGACACTGCCGTCATTACAGTGTGATGAGAAGCATCCTAATGATGTATCAAGGGAACCTCACGAGCTGACACATGCTCCTGATGCGCTGAGATACTTTGTGGCAGGCAGACCGATAGGCGAGCCTGTTGTCGATGTTTCGAAAATGGACGAGCTGGACTATGACAGCCAGGTCGAGAGGTTTTTACGGTATGGGATGTGATGTTTTACTCCCGATATTAAAAAATGGCTTAAAAGGCTTGTATGAGGCTCTCTCTGTAAAGAGGGAGCTTTTGTTTATGTGATTGAATAGACGGGCCACGCCCTACACCCCTCCGTCAGTCTGCGGCTGCCACCTCCCCTTAACAAGGGGAGGCTAAAGTGATGGGAGAAAAGACAGCCGTTTGCAGCCGATTTTTTGATATACAATGACAACAGTGAGGTGAAGCAGTGAAAAGACTTGTTAAGAGAGTTGTGCGCTCGGGAAGCTGTGTTGAAGAGTTTTATTGTCTTGCCAGCGAAAGACGAGAGCAACGCGCTCCTAAAAAGAGAAAGTATAAGCAGGACCTGAAACAGCTTGAGGCGAACCTCAAAACGGCTGAAAAGAGACTTGCGCGAATACTCAACTGCAATTTCACTTACGGCGATATGCTCATTACTCTTGACTATGCAGAAGATAACCTGAGAGACAGAGAAGAACTGCTCCGCGATGTGCAGCTCTTTCTGCGAAGGCTCAAAAGAGAATATGCAAAGGAAAGCATTGCTTTTAAGTTCGTCAGAGTTTTCGGCGAAGTTTCTACCCATACAGGGGAGCTTGTGAGACCGCATCACCATCTTGTGATGCCTGCCATTGATTTTGAAATCGTCAAAAGTCAGTGGAAGCTGGGCGCTGTAAACTACAGACATTTAAGAGACCAGAAGGACTATAGTGTGATGGCTTCTTATCTTCTTAAAAATGCACGAAAAGACCTGCCTGATTAC